CCGCCATATTCATAAGTTGTAACCCTATTTGTAAAGCGGCGGATCGTTGAATGCGTCCAGACATAATAAACTCCCTTTATTCGATCCACTGACCTTCGGGGAAGGCGCTTTTGACTTGGTAACCGTACAGACGAAACATTTCATCGGCTTTGTCAAGGGCTTCGCTGGCCGAAGCCGCTTTGATGTAAACAGGCTCAACGTATTCCATCGTTTCCCAAGAGCGCATCCAAATCTGAAACATTGTGTTCTCCTTCAACCAACTTACAAATACATAATAGCACATTCTGGCTATATGTCAAGCACTTTTTTCAGAAAACCTACCGAATACCCAACCCAATATTGGGCACGACGAGGCAGAAATCCGACCAGTTTAATCATTACCAAATCCGCCCTTTAGTCTGGATAACTTCGTAACCGTATTGGGATACGCAACCCATCGCTGCTTCGATATTTTCCATCATCGCTTTCTTGGTGCGGAAACCAGACTGCCAAGCACGGTAGATTTTGCCATCGGGGGTCTTCACATCAGCACACCAAGGGCGTGAGGGGGTCCAACCATCCTTATAAACATTCACAACAGCTTTGGTCATTTTAGAACTCCTGTTTCTCTCAACTTGTATAAACAGTATAGCATATTCTCAGTATATGTCAAGCATTTTTTTCGTAACTTTTTATAAATCTTTTGGTGGTATAATCTAGTAGAATCGAAACGATAACTGGGAATCGTTATGAAGACAGTAAATGCCAAGCCTATCACAAAGCCTATTTTTTACACAAAAAAAGGGGAGCTTATACAAACCCCCCTTCCTAAAACCATTGACCGTAGAGCCTAACGAGGTATCGAAGGCAATGTATTCAGTGCTTCTTCTGGACCGCTTACCTCAAAGCATGCCCCCAAATCTTTTTCCTCTATCTCTCTGGATAGATGGAAATCATTGCCGCCAGGTCGTATTCTGTCTCCAAAGAACATGATGAAGTCCTTTGGTAGTCGAGCCAAAACCTGAGATTTGTTTTGTCCCTTGGCGCAGATATCAATACTGATTTCACCACCAATATGGAAGTCCAAATCAGGGAACATTTTTGATAAACGTTCTGCTATTTTAATGCGTTCTCCGCATTCTTCATCATATCTCGTGTAACTCTTTCTGTCAACGGGTGTTGCATTTCTCCCAACAACAGAGAAGTTTATCATGCCTGTTCTGTCTATGATGTGTCTGCCTTTACGAACAGGATAATCTGAATCTTCTAAGATTTTACCTAGTTCATATCGTAGTTCTTTGGGGAATGCTTTATCACTCTGAGAAACTAACTTTCCTTGCACCCAAAGCTCACATCCCATACAAACAAAAATACCAGAAAGGGATTTCTCCATTTCTGGCGTTAGTTGTTTCTTTTCTAATAGGGTGTTATAGTCACTTCCTGTTACGAGATAAACTTCATCTGTTTCTCGTAGTTCCACGAGAGTATCAATCATTTCTTGAGAAATTGGTTGCTGTGGTTCGGTTATTGTTCCGTCAACATCAAATAGATATATCACTTGCATTTCTCACAATAGTCTTTGTATGTTCCGTCCGGTTGTTCTACAACTTTCCAACCAGATTTTGTTACCGTGTCTACCATATTATTTAGACGGTCACGATAATCAAACTGTCCAAAGCCATCTTTTAGAACAGTTCCGCATTCATCACACATACAGTAATACGTTCGTTTAATCATTTTTTCCTCTTGGGTTTTTGGTAGGCGCGGCGAGAATCGAACTCGCAAGCACTAGGCACTGAATTTTAAGTCCAGCGTGTTTACCAATTTCACCACGCGCCCTTATTAATATTTGGTGGGCAATCTCAGACTCGAACTGAGAAACAATTGATTTTGAGTCAATCGGGTATACCAAATTCCCTCCAATTGCCCTTGGCGCTCCCGGCAGGACTCGAACCTGCAACCTACTGCTTAGAAGGCAGTTGCTCTATCCTGTTGAGCTACGGAAGCATTATTGGTAGGGGTAATCGGATTCGAACCGATACTTTCGGAATTTTAAGTTCCGTGCCTCTGCATGTTGGGCTATACCCCCGTTATTACTTGTCTATATCAAACTTCACCAAGGGCACAACATCATTACCCATCTGCCAGTTCAGTGATTGCCATGCATAGTCGCCAGAACTATCTTTCTGAAAACTAAAGGTTACACATCCACTTAGCATAACTGCGGCACAAATCATAATCACATATTTCATCTTCTATACTCTTATAAGAGTTGCGTTGGTAGTCCTGGTCAGATTCGAACTGACACATAAGCTGGGTTTGAGCCAACCGCCTCTACCTAGTTGGGCTACAGGACCATAATACTATTATATCAATGATATGGGCTTTAGTCAAGCACTAAATTTTGTAGATGTTGTTCTTCATGTCATCTTCGTCAACTAACCGTATACTATCGACACTTGACAATCTAAGAAAGATATAAAAAAAGAAGCCGCCCAGTAATGCCCATTCCATTATAATACCGCCTTAACAATAATATCATAAACAAAGAAACATATTATTGGTGTTAGAACAACGATAATGGCCTTTGCCGTAAACTCATATGGTTTGTCATCCACTCAACTCACCCTTCTCTAAAAGAATTCTACGATTGTCCAAATGTTGTTGCTGTATCTCTTCTTTGGATTGACCATTGTATCTAACAGCTAGATTCTTCATTATCATTATTTCGTTGAGGCTAGTCTCGCCACCGCCATATATTATTTCGCCGAGAATTCTGCCAAACTTACCAGCGTCATCAAGACTCGTTCTAACAATAACATCAGAGCCAACTGGAATAGTATCTTTGACAAAATCCTTTGCCAACATCCCATAGACTTTTTCTTCCAAATCTCTGGTGCGGGATTCTGGTGCATCTATACCTAAAAGACGAATACGTTTCTTTTTGAGCCATACATCAAAACCTAGATCAATATCTAAGTCAACTGTATCACCGTCAACGATGTGAACCACTTTTGCCCTGTATTCATACATTAGAATATTTTCCTTGATTTATATGCTTCGATGAAACTCTCTTTATCAGACTGATGTTCAAATGAAAATAGCAAAACCTTTTCAGTTTGATTAATGCCTGTAGATTCATCTATATCACTCATATCTTCTAGAACAACTTCCCACATACCTTTCGCGTTATTGTCTAACCAATTCTCAAATACACGAGCCGCTTCATGAGTTTTTAGTTTTAGATAGTACATTTTCATAATGGTATTTATTTGTGGATAAATCTTACGGACGATATCAAATCATAATCATCCTTATACATAACACGAATGAAATCATCGTTGTTTAATGAAATATGCCCAGCCGAACCATTGACCTTAACCGTAGTATCAATCCCTAAACCATAATGTACATCAATATCTTGTAAAATATTATCGCTATACCAAAAAAAATCTACCTTATCAAAATCTAAAAATCCGATAAAGTAATTTTGACTTTCATAATGTTCATCGGGTCTTGGTCTTCTATGACGCTTACAAAAATAGTTGGTTGCTGATAACCAACGTTCCGCTGGGTCACGCAATACAACAATATATCTATCTATGTCTAAATCTTCCGTTATAAAGTTACTGCGATGCCAACCCAACGCTTTCCTAATACTAGAACTAGCATTCTTAGGAATCTGAACATAACATAGTTTCTTATCAGTGTTGTAAAAACAATCACCTAATGGATGTGATCTTGGGTATTTTCCGGGATAGTTCATGATGCTATTTATGAAGAATTGGTCGGAGATGAAGGATTCAAACCTTCGATCTCCCGGTCCCAAACCGGGCGCTTTATCAGACTAAGCTAATCTCCGAAAAATGGTGGGCTTGGAGAGACTCGAACTCTCAAACCTCACGGCGCTGCCACCTAAAGACAGTGTGTTTACCAATTTCACCACAAGCCCATAAAAATGGTTGGAGCGAGGAATTACGATATCCTGACCTTTCGGATGTAAGCCGAATGCTCTGCCTCTGAGCTACGCTCCAATAAACTTATTATACTACACTTTCGTGCTAAATACAAGTGAAAAGGATGCGGGAACATCCTGATCACTCTAAACAAAGACAATCTAACAAGGAGAAAGTCAATGTCTGAAACTATTTATAAATGCCAAACCTGTGGCAAAGAATTCCAAAATCATCGTGCGCTAAACGCTCACCAAATCTCTCATAAAGATGGTCCACGCTATTCTGTAAAACGAGAACAAAAGAACCGAATAAATCCACGAACTTACGAATGTAAACAATGTGGCAAAGAAGCAATCTACGACAGTCGTAAGACTAACCAATACTGTAGTCAAGAATGTTCATCACAATCACAACGGGTACATCATGATCCAAATGAACGAAAACGAATTTTGAGAGCAAGAGCTAATTCTCGTTTTATCAAGTATAAAATGAAAAAGAAAAATCAAACTCCACCAGATGCTGACCTTGACAAAATCAAAGAGATATACGAAAACTGCCCAGAAGGACACCATGTAGACCATATAATCCCAATATCAAAAGGTGGATTACATCATCAAGATAATCTACAGTATCTAACTGCTGCGGATAATATCGCTAAAGGTAATATGATGCCCGATGAATGGGAAGAATATAAAAAGAAATAAAAATTTGGTGGAGGATCGGGGAATCGAACCCCGGACTCAAGAATGCTCATTGAACCTTGAAGATTTCCCTTCGCAGTTCCCCAATGACGGGGCTATTTGCCCCGGAGACTTTTAGGAAGTCTCACATAAATCTTGTGTGTTCCCAACTATACCAATCCCCCAAAAAGAATGGTGCCCGCACGAGGACTCGAACCCCGAACCTACGCATTACCTCTTGAACTTTGAAGATTTCCCTTCGCCGTTCCCCAGAACTGGATATTTTCATATCCAGGAGACTTTTATGGAAGTCTCGCAGAAGTGCGTTGCGCTACCAGTTGTGCCATACGGGCGTTATTCTGTAATAACTATTATACTTATACTTCTAAACGCAGTCAATCTTTTTTATTATTATGTAGATCGAAAAGTGTTTTGACTTTTTCTTTTAACGAATCGATATCGGCTTTCATTCGTGCGAGGACGATTACGAGTCCGACGAATGATACTAGTACGGGCCAGTAGATGGCGACAAGCTCGTTAAAGTTTTCCATGCATATATTTACTGGAACTTTATTACAGATTATGTATGGATACTATGGTGCCCACAGTTAGGATTGAACTAACGGCTTCCTTCTTACCAAGAAGGTACTCTACCACTGAGTTATGTGGGCGTGAAAATGGAGCGGATAGTGAGAATCGAACTCACATTTACAGTTTGGAAGACTGTAGTAATAGCCATTATACGATACCCGCATTATTTCTTAATCTACGATGAATCCAGAATCTTCCAAGTCTTCCCGTAGGACGAAATCGTTATCCACAGTTCTTACTTCGCCTTTTAGAATATCATTGACGAGTGTATTGATTTCGGACTGTGAAAGATTTGTATGTTTTTGAAAAATTTTCGTAGTTTGTGCTTTCGTGGGGTTTCCACGATACCCTATAATATTCATTTATGTTCTCCCTCTTAGAGTTTACGTACTCTTATTTATTTTTAAAATCCATAGTGATTTGGTTTGGTCTAAAATATTCCAAAGTATCTATGTCGATGTAGAATGGGAACTTAGCTGGTAACAACCTGTTTATAAAACCATCACTTTCAACGATACTCGGGAATAATGTTCTTATTGTGTCCATGGATGAGTAGTAGTTCACCAAGCATTCTATTTTGTCATTATTGATTAGATCAATAAGCATTGCTTTGTCTTTTTTATTGCACCATATTCTACCTGATGCCTTTGACATATTGTTTTTTCCTGTTATGTCATTTGGTACAGGTGTTCTTCCCATAGCATTACAAAGATCGACGTATTCTTGCCCTTTATAGTTACCGGAAGAATATACGATTTTGGATTTATCATTAATAAAGTTTCTAAACTGTCTGGCATTTTTTACAAATGATTTGATATTCAATGGATGTAGCCAGAAGAAAACTGATTTTGGCAAACCGATATGATCGAATATAGTATTATCTAATACCGAAACATACCATTTGTTTCCTTGATTTATTAGTGTTGGCTTTTCTTTGCCGATTAGATTACAATCAGTCTGGCGATTTATACCATCATAGTATTCAAAGTTCATACTATGTGGTCGCACGAAAGTATAACCACCTCTTACATCAAAGAACCAGTTTGGATTTTTGTACAGATGATTGATGAAATCGAAACCACTACGAATAGCTACCGATTTTATATTATGCTCTTCCAAAAATGGGAACGCACCAACGATATACTCTTGGTCACAACTTTCAGAAATAACTTTATTATCCGACGCCATCATAGTAATCGTTTCATCTACGCAGATATTGTGCTGCATGGATTTTGTCAAAATAGTATGACTATCGGAACCACCAGTGTAATGTAACCTAATATGATCGTGAGTTTCACGAAGATACTTTAGGAAATCTACCTCGTAGTCTTTGTTATCGTCAAAGGACGCATCTTGTAAAGACTCTTCGTATAGTTCATGGTGTGTTTCGAAAGAACAATGCATGCCCGTTTCTTGTGACTCAAGTTCAGCTTTCCATTTGTTATCAAACTTCTTATCGCCGACTTGCCACCAAAATAGTTCTGTTGTATATTCCATAATATTATTTATTGTTGTTGGTAGCGGGTGAGGGATTTGAACCCCCGATCTTCTGGGTATGAACCAGACGAGATAGACCACTTCTCCAACCCGCATTAATATTGGTACTCCTGGAGGGATTAGAACCCCCAACGCACAGTGTCTAAGACTGTCGCCTCTACCTAGTTGGGCTACAGGAGCATAAAAACTTATAAGAGTCTCGTCCCTACCGCTATTAGGGTTCTCTCTATCATCAGCGACAGCACTATAAAGAACTTTTCGTACACCAAGCATCCAAGGGGTGATATCTCACTGCCGACTCCACATAAGTTGCGGTGCTTATGCTTCATAGTCTCTCACCTATACTGCTCACTTGGAACGATATACAGTTAGTTCAAATACTATTATACCACGAGTATCGTAGTTTGTCAAATGGCGGTCACGGCTGGATTCGAACCAGCGGAGGACGCAATGCCTCACACGCTTTCCAAGCGAGCGCAATAAGCCAGACTCTGCCACGTGACCTTGAATTTTGGCGGATACGGCTGGATTTGAACCAGCGGTGGACGCAATGCCACACTTTCTTAGCAGGAAAGCACAATAAGCCAGACTCTGACACGTATCCTTGAAATGGCAGCAAGGGTGGGATTCGAACCCACGGTGGACGCAATGCCACGGCAGTTTTCAAGACTGCTGTAATAAACCAGACTCTACCACCTTGCTATAAAATTGGTAGTCCTGGACGGTTCTGCCCCGCCGACCTCACAATCTGTCGTGCAGAGCCGCTACACTATGCCCACCGTAAACTATTTTTGTTCGTGTCGGAGAAAAGCCTTAGTCATTGGGTTGGAATTCCACCATTTATCGACTTTGCCTGTCTCTCTAAATTCCTTCAAGCATCTGAATAGATTTCTATTATCTTGTGCGGATGTATATGTCTGGTGATAGTCTCTGACGTATGAGAAATCATAATTACCAGAATCTGTATTGTTGATTATTTCTTCGAATTTATCAATAAAATCATCCTCAACAATATCCTTTATACATATGTCGTAGCAATGCTTTGGCATTTCGCAACTATAGTTGAATTCATTGACATCGATTTCTTCAAGGCAAGTGACTAGTCTGAGATCAAATACCTCTCTGTTCATTTTTAGTGTGTACAACACTTCGTACTCATTGATTGGTCCGTTCCCAGCACAAATCTTTTTCCAGTTATGGACTAACCATTCCGTTGCTGCTTCTTCATCTTTTTGGAGAGCATTCATAATATCATCATCATGTTTCGCAGCGAGAATTACGCTTGAGTTCCATTTAGTAAACAGGTTTAGCATACCGAACTTATAAATGTCTTCATCGTTGTTGTGATGCAGATTGATAATCACAGGGTCATCATCGAACCTATGGATTGCTTGTACTGCGTATGCCGCCCGTTGTGTGTAATTGTTGCCATCGGCGACACTCCACGCATGAATGACGTTTTCCGTAGGTTTGTTTTTTATGATCCATATCATACCACGCATAAGGTTCATATGCGTTAGTCTCTTGGCGTGGTTATGAGCATGTGTCTGCGATTTATTCAATGGATCATTTGTGATTTTACCAAATTGATCTAAGTCGCTACGGCAAATTAACCAGTTGATGTATGTTCCCATGTATCCAGCGGGAAACAATAGATATATATTTTTTCTCATACTGTATTTACGGAGTTGACCATCCCTCCCAAAATTTTGGCTGGTCCACTAGGACTCGAACCTAGAACCTTCTGAATCAAAATCAGATGATCTACCAGTTGATCTATGGACCAATAATAAAACAGGATGCGTTTACTAGTCAGATTAGAAGTCTGGTGTAAATGTTTGCTGTTAGCATCCTAAACTTGGTAGCGAGTATGGGTTTCGAACCCACTAGGCCATCCGTATGAAGGATAGTTCCGTGCCAAACGGCCTCGCTAGAAACTTGGTGAGGAATGTTGCCGCTTCAATGAGACAATGCTCTCCACGCCACCACTTACTGTTACCATGTCCTCCCCAGGCAGTACAGTCATAGCTCATACCTAAATGAGTAGCTAGGTCAGCAGCCCATGTATATTCACTAAAACGTTTAGGAGTACAGTCGTCTAGTTCGTTACCATAGGTAAAACTATCGCGGCCAGATATTAATATTGTCATTGATTATGTAACCATTATATGCTACTATTATAAATATTTAGTGGAGTTAAGATGAACCTTAAAATTCTCAATGAAGTAGAACACATGTTACAAACAAGCCCACAGGCTAACATGGCATCATATTGACAGTTATGCAGACGTATTGAAAGCAACATGGAAAGCAGATGCTAATTGAAGATTTAGATTACTTTAAACGGACAAAAAACTATACAGGCAAGTATAGTGGAATGGATCACCCAGATCATTGTATAGACAAAGAATGGTTCGAAAATTATCCGGTACAGGACTTTGATTATCAGTTTAACAGTTGGGGATTTAGAGGACCAGAATACGATCAGTATATTGGCAAAACAGTTAATATATGCCTAGGAGATAGTTTTACAATAAATCTTGGTGGTCCTATAGAACATAGTTGGCCAAGTTTGTTACAAGAAAAGTTTGATATACCATGCTTAAATTTAGGTATGAATGGTGCTGGTAACGATGCTATACGCTTAGTTTGCGAAAGAGCCTCTAAAATGTTTGATGTACAAAATACATTTGTTCTTTACAGTTATCTGCACAGACGTTTAGTAAATGGAGTGTTTACAAGTAGGTCTTACGATCATTTAGATAATGTTGAATATTTTAAACAGCAAGTAATACCTGATTGTATATACCAATTTTTACCCGCCTGGAGTTATACGTTAGAAGAACAGGAGTATTTGTATGATATGACTAAGCCATACATTCATGAAACTTTTTGGAGAGAAGGCATACAAAGATCATTGGTGTCAGAGGATGTGTATAATAATCTTAAAGGCGATGACTGGACCACATATAAAAAATTTATTGATGGAGCACAACCTCATATGGATATCACTTCAGAAGAATTTAGGCTACCATTAAAATATATATTTAGTACCAACAGAGACGGTCATCATATGAGCTTAGAGAGCAACCAGAAACTAGTAGAAAGTTTAATAGAACAATGGAAACAATCCTAGCACTAGTAGCAGGAACTCTTTACGGACTTGCGATTGGTATTATACCCAGTGCAGGCGCTACTACTGGTTTGGTTGCACTGTTGTTTTACGATAGGGTGGAGCGACCACCTTGTAGTTTGTAGAAACAAAAGATTGTTATTCTAGTGTTATTACGGGGAACGACTCCCATCTACACACTCTATCGTAAACTTGGAGCGACAGACCAGACTTGCACTGGAATACTGCGGTTTTGCAGACCACCGGACTAACTATTTCTCACCACTGCCGCATTAAACTAATATAGACCTACTCAAGTAACTAACTGTTTCGGTCTATCAACTCCGTGTTTCCCCTATCCCACTTTCTTGGCTACTTGGTTTGCTACTAAGTTAGTTAGACTGTTTGCTACTGCGTTGACCTCAATGGGAGCCTCTAGGGTACTTTACGAGTTAAAATGGTGCCGCCCCTTGGTACTGCCCCAAGATATCTGGGTCTTCAATCCAGCGCATGAACTTCCATTGCTAGAGCGGCGTTGTTTGGTACTCCTGACGGGATTCGAACCCGTACTACACTATCATCTACAGTCATTTAACCGCTTATAAGGCGGGTGGTCTACCATTAACCTACAGGAGCAAGAAACTTTGGAGCGGATGGAGAGAATCGAACTCTCGTATCTGACATGGCAAGCCAGCGCATTAGCCACTATGCTACACCCGCATTTGATTTGGTAGCCCGTAGGGTAATCGAAACCCTATTTCCAGAATGAAAATCTGGCGTCCTAGCCGTTAGACGAACGGGCCATTGTTTGCAAAGGTGCAAGGAATCGAACCCTGATCTGTGGAGTTGGAAGCCACCGTGTTACCATTACACTACACCGATATAAAAAAGAGTGGCCTTATTCACGCTAGGCCAAGCGCCGACCTACCCATTGGGTGATCTTGCTAGAAATGGTGGGAAAGGTAGGAATCGAACCTACATAGTCTTAGACGAGGGTTTTACAGACCCGTGATTTCACCACACTTACCATCTTTCCCGTTATTGGCTTTGCGGGGTGTTCATCTAAGACCGTCTACTTGTGTGTATGCATCCACACTTTCGACACCCATCTCGCTTCACATCCTAATAAAGAAGCCGCTTTATCACCTCGGAGCTACCGGGGATTGTTAAGCTACCGCAAACTATAAGAGGGGAGCGTAATCGCTACAACCCTAAATGCGAGTGGCCTCCGGCGTGTAGCGAACACACAGTCACCGAGATTACGGCAACTACCACTCTGTTCTTGAAACTTATGAGTCTTTTGTTTGCTGTCTTACGTGGCCCGATTGAACGGGGTCTGTTACCCCACGGCAACTTTGAGTGGACTCAAACTCAACCTCTATGAGACTTGCGTCCTACTTTGTCTTTCAAACGATCCTGTAGGAACTAGCTGGGTCAGTGTCTACCGTTTCTGCCATACTAGTCTGAGCGCCGATCTTATCCGTAAAGGTTTGAAACGCTATATTGGCTCCCAGTGTTGGACTCGAACCAACCTCATTTCCGATTAACAGTCGGACGCGCTCGCCTGGAGTGCTAACTGGGATTAAACAGTGTATCAACTAAATCAATAATTTCTTGTTCTGCTTTTTCAACATGACTAAGAAATGTATTATGGTTATGTTCTGCGATGTCCGACATATCATTATCAAACATGCTATCAACTATGTTCAGCATATAATTTGCTTCTTCTACATTGTAGAACATTAGTGGTCGTGAGTGATATGTTTCATACCCCATGCTCTGCAATCTTGAAAAATCATCATTATGAACAAAAGATATGAAAGGATGTTTCATTAACAATGGTTTATATGTTTTCTCTGATAACAAATACGGAATGTTTGGGTGTGTTTCGCTAACCAGACTAAACTTCGTGCGATTGAATAATTCAATATCAAATGGAAATCCATCGCAATGCAAGGATGATTTCTGAATTTGAATTTTGACGTTATCCAACGCTTTTACGCTGTACGGTATAAAGTCACTAATGTATTCTTCGTGTGTCATAATGTCACTAACAAGATCATAACAATCATGAATCATCTGATCATTCATGTATAGTGACCATATGAACTTGTCTAACATTTTTGATTTGTAAAGATGTGCCAACACCGAAAGTCTATATACCTTATGTGGCTTTCCAACGAAAAATAAACCTTTATCGCCAACATTTGACCTATTGATGTCACTTAATTTATATTGTTTCAGAAACATCCTGTATACAAAGCAAGGCCACCAATCCACAAACCGAACATTTTGGTGTGTTTGTAGATTTTGTAATTTGGTTTCTATATTGTGTATATGCACAATATGTTCTGCTGGAACGTTTAGTTGCTCCACCAATGGAGATAATTTTCTATTGACGCCGATTTCTAGGTGATCTGAAAAAATAAATCTTACATTTTTTGTTTTGTGTAGATTATTCAAAAATACTATGTCATCCATAGTTCTAACTCTGGATAGCTCAACAATAATGTTATCAGAATTTTCAGAGAAGAACTCAGAATAAATTTCGAATAACGAAAAATATGGCGATCTATTGTCCGTTGGTTTTGGATTAGGAATGAATAAGCTATAATCTTGAAACATAAAGTATTTATAGCCAAAATCTCTGCGACTTACACTTTGAAAGCTGCGCCTAGTATATGTATTTTGTCATGATGGTAGGATTTGAACCTACGATCTTCGGTCTCCAAGGCCGACGGTCACTCCAGACTGACCCGCACCCTGACAAAATACACATTGTCTTTCACATATTGGCAATCCACGCTACGCGCTTCGAACCTCCGCTCCACAAGACTAGTATCACTACATTACATAGCGGCTATTTCTAGTTTCGCTGGCCTTCCCATATATCTGTGTAGTTCGTTCTCTACACTCCGGTCTTGACCATTTCTTCTTAGAGTATAACACAGTTATTTCATATGTTAACTCTTTTTTTAAACTTTTTTCTTCTTCCTACCTACAAACTAAAAAACCCCCTAAACTTTTTGAGTTTAGAGGGTTCGTAAAACTTTCGTTTTTTATTAGGAGTTTAGCTTACACTATCTCCTTGAACCCTCTTGTCTGGATCATTATAAAACCACTCATTGCGTAGTTGTGATCCGGGCATGACTGTGGATGCACTAATGGCGTTACCACATACGAGTGCTGTATGTTTCTCTTGTATCGATAACGTTTGTCTTGTAATAGTTTGCATCATTAGTCCTATAAATCTGTTTCGTGAGGTTCGCGTACTCACCCGGCCACTCTCGTCCGACATTTCTTGTTACTGTATTTATACATTATACTCGCATATAATCTAAAAGTCAACAGTTTTTTCCATTTTTTTAAACTTTTTAAAATCATAGAAATAGCTATGAAAATCTTCTCCATTGACACCCTTGGTGGCATCTAACTTGCTTTGAAAATGTATAAACTCATTGTATAATATAGTATCAAACTCAGAGTTTGTCAAGCTTTTTATGATAGTTTCCAGAACATTTTTTGTATTGTGCTTCTGGTGTTCGGGTATATCCGATACCCATACCTTTTCTATAGCTTTCTCCATGCTCTCTATGATGCTAGGACGAAGCTCCAAAGGGACTACTGGTTCTTTAAGATGCGGTTGAAACGCTGACCCAAATGTAACTATTTCGGGCCAATCATCAGAGAGCCATTCTACCAGTTCTCCGACGAAAGGAAAGTTATATACGCTGGTGGTAATATTGACACGGGTGTTTATGTTATCAGAATTTAATAGTCTGAGGTAGTTCTCTCTGACTCTATCCCAAACTGTTCCGATTCGAATATATTCTGCTACACTACCGTATGCGTCCAGAGATACAACTACTGTCAGTTCCCCTTTATAATTGTCTATGAAATCCCAATCTACCATGCTCCCATTCGTGAACATTGTTAGTTTTGCAGTAATATCTTCATTTTCACACCACTTGAGGAATTCTAAACAGTTCTTATCGTAGAACGGTTCGCCGCCTAGTAGTACAATATCTTTTAGTCTGTCTTTGATTACGTTTAGAAAGTCAAAGTTTTCATATCTTTCAGATACGATATCTTTGGTGCCGAATGCCTGTTTGTAATAGCTACTTACTCTGCTACTTGCTTCGGGCCAACAGGTTTGACACGCAAAGTTACAAGTATTACCTGGTCTAATCTCTAGTGTGATATCTTCGGGACCGTAATGAGAATATGCAGACTCTGCATTTAGGCGCATACTATCTGTGCGCCCTGTTTCTTCTGCCACCTTGCATTTGATGCAACCTTTGGGGAATTCACCATGAGCAAGAGATATATCCATATCGTCTACTTCTGGATAAGCATGCCATTCATCAAGTCTGGTATTTTCTACGGTATGCTCCCATTCTGGTTTAAATGCACAACACGGTTTGATAAGTTTGTCATAACTTAATGCTAGACCATTTCTAACAAATCTACATTTCATGTATTTTCCAAACAGTTAATATTTTTCTGGTTACTCAACACACGCAATTTCGTTTTGTCTAGTTTTTTGATTAATTCTTTATTGATCCAAGCGTCTCTCGCCTGTGCCACGATAAGTTCTTTACTACCGGATAATACAAGTGATAGTATATCAATATTTTTACAAGGAGTAAATGTTATCGTGTTTTCCAGATGCCAATGTTGGTGATCGTTTATGTTTATATTCAAAATTTCATCGTCGTATATTTCTTCTAGGTTTTTAAACGTATCAAATATGTTCTGCTTCTTCATAAAATATGTATAGTGGTAATCGTCTGGTTGTAATATATCCGCGAATGTCAGCCCAAGGCTATGCAGTTTCATCGATAATGTGTTCGGACCCCGTAACATATTTTCGTCACCATTACCGCCAGTAATTAAGACACACGGTTCTTCCCATAGGTGGATTTGTGTATATCCCCAATATCGTTTAATGGCATATTGATTTCTTTTGTAGAATGGGGTAAGTTTCATATATTCATAATCAACTAACTCATAGTCTTTCGTAAAATGATCTAAGTACGCCCACATTGTGGTAGTATCAATCCCACCAGATAAAAAAATCTTTAACGGTAACTCATTATGAGAAAGGAAATTTTCAAAACTAGACATTAGTATGTCGTGAATTTTGTCTACTATTTGTGTATCTGATATATTTTCATCCACAGTTGAAAACGGATTAAACCAAGAACGTTCAACGTTCATATCCTTATCAACTGTCAACAAGCAATCTGCCCATATCTGTTCGGTTCCTCCATGCAAGTTGGTAATCCCGATATTATTAATCCACAGTGGATAACCCCTGTTCATATCATGTAAAATACGGACGATTTCATCAGTACATACAAACGCAGTGAAGTTTCCACGAATATTCGGCGCATCCGATGTAATACATTTTTCTGCTACCGTACACAAGGGGATATTATCGGCATACCCTTTTATAATAACAGTTGTGTTACCAAACACCATCGTGTGCCATCCGTCATCAGTGGACAGGTGCAGCCCGTTTGGTAACACGATATTGTTGAGAAAATGTGGAGATTGTGTGTTGGATAGATTAAAAAACATACAGATATTTTACCTTTATTTTGATAGCAATGTCAATATATACTTATTCGGGGGTTACACCTGATATATAATATATATGATGGATATAACACTAGCAAAAACTATTTCTACGATAGATACAGTAATTCGTCATCCTGGTATGTCATTTGATCAAAACTATCATTTTACTAAGTGGTATTATGCTGGAAGTAGAGGAATCCAGGACGAGAATGTTATCGGCGATTGGTCAAGTGATTATAATGTGAATGACTATTCAGACGTATTTATCGACTGGATTAAAGATTATTCATATAACACTGTTACTGGAATTGACAACTTTATCCCCACATTCAGTAACGGAACTACACAGGCATTTGATAGTTTTTATATGGCTCATCATAGTAAGCGATTTCGTATATTCCCGGAAGAGTATTACTATCATTACGTTCAGCTAGACAACTGTATGGATTATGCTGAAAGAACTGGTCAATACAGCAAATATAATATCCAATCATCAAGGTATAACCTTGGTATTTTGTATCAAAATGATGGATGGATATCTAGGCTACTAATATAGTATTCGCAAAATTCACAGGTTCTTGTCAATAATCCAATCCACTTCGTGCCAGTTAGTTTTTTCGTCCATCATTTCAACTTTATCACCGTGCAGTTCTTGTAACTGCGCCCAAATGTGAGCGTTGTTCATGCGAAGGCAATATGCTTCTTTGTGGCATCGATACACAGAACCAGACGAACCAATGAAGTCATAGTGGTGTTCGCCTTCTTCAACCTTTGTAATGCCACTGTTCATCTTCCAACTGTCTCCACCAAGGTATCCACCAGACCATCCAGCCAGAACACGATAATGTGGGTCATCACCTTTGATTTTGATAACTACCCAGTTGTCAGGATTATAAGTCATTTCACCACCACGATTTCATCAAAGCCTTCGCTCTTATCAGGCATTTCCAAACTATTCACCATATTGGCAAGAATATTCTTTGGAATGGTTTTACCAGGACGAGAGTTCAAACGGCGTTCCCATTCCTTCTTATCAGGAGTTGGAAATACCACTGCAACCTTGCGATAACCATCAGGAATCCGCATCAACTTACCTTTGCGAGACTTAATAGTAAGATTAGTCTGATCCCAATAGATATCATCATTCATCGCAATAGCATCAATTAACAGAATGTCCATATTAGATGTGGCGTTCTTAATCTCGTCCTTAAAGACATCATTGTAAGTCTTACCAAAGGTCTTTGCAGCCGCTTCAATGTAGTTATCAGTGCTTAACACAGATGCATTAGACAAGTCTTGCTTGGCAAGCCAAGTAGACTTACCAGAAGCAGGAACACCGATTAGCATATAAAGAGTGGGCATATCTTTCTCCATCATTTAACTTATTATAGCATACTCTTGCTATATGTCAAGTTATTCCATCAAATCCTTTAAAACTTTTTTCAATCGTTGGACAAAACCATACCAGCCAGGAGTGAAAACAGTTTTGGTTCCACCATTGAAGAAACCAGGTTCTGGCTTTCGTGATGTTTCAATCAAGTATTTCATTCTTCATACTCCACTTCTTCAAAACGGATGTTGTTAAACAATGGACGAATCTTGTCCAACTTGGTTCCAGTACCAAGGTTGTTCTGGATGAAGTTGATAACCAAGTCACGAACATTCATCCCATCATATGCTTTAAATGCTACGCTGTGTAATCCAAAAGGAAGTTCACGAACCATTTCAGTTGCAAACATCTTCTTCTTATCACGATCTGCATCTTCAAACATTTCAAAATCTGGACGAGTCAAGTGACCAAACATAGATAAGTTTCCATCGTCCAAGAACGACTTTGCATCAGCTACGAAAGCTTCAACCAAATCAATCTTTTCATTGACTTCTTTCCACAAATCAACCTCAAACGCTTCTACACGCTTGCGATCTTCTTCCTGTAAGAACGACTTCAAATCGTCAACATTCTCGTCAAGGATCAACGCCCACACATTCTTTTCCTGTGCGATTGCTTCCTTTGCCTTGTGTAACTTCAAATAGTCTTCTGCCTTCACCTTAACCATGTGACCATCATCAAAGCGAACCACAAAACCTTCCACGCCAACCAAGCCACGAACATAATCCATGAAGTCAGCATCCAACTTGGAGTCGTGAACCTTCACAACAGGCACAAACCCCAAAGCAGCATCGCACATACGCTTGTAATCCCAATATTCACCAGTTGCGTTATCACGCATAGCCAGCAAAACCAAGTTATCTTCTGCGTAATCAATAACGATGCGGTTCTTACGAGAACACCACTCAAAGATAGGAGTTACACCATGCTCAATCGCTGCCATAGCAAAAGCACGATAGTTCTGGTTCTCAGCAACGAAATCGTTCACAGGACCAGCAACATCAGTTGCACCCATTTTGGTGTGCCATTCAATGTCGCCATCACGCAAGAAAGGAGTGATCATTGATCCGTCCAACTTCTCAAGGATTACGTGAGGCTTGTCTAAATCAATGTTGTGCAGTTGAGTTTCGTCACGCTCGTTCACATTGAAGAACTTGTGAAACTTACGAGCAGCAACATAGCCATCCTTATCAAAAGTCAAGCCACGGCACTCACGACGAATATCCCAACCATCTTCGTCATCAGCGAAGGTGTCGGGAGTCTGAACCACATAGTTGATAACAGTAAAGCCATCACGCTCTGCCACGACAAACTCCTTGCGTCCCTCAACGTGAGGAAGCACATCGTCAATGTGAGTAATGTGTGGAAACTTGTAGTTCATAACAACCTCTTTTTCAGTATGTCTTATTATAGCATAACTGCGGTGTTTGTCAAGTGTTTTTGAATCCTACCCAATGTTCTGGGCTAACAAGAACAATATCTTCTTTAAGAATAACCCATCCTTCTCGTAATTTCTTTTTACCAGAACTTCTTAGAGAGCACGATGGTGTTGTTTTTGACCCAACACTCCCAGAACTAGGCACTCCCCAATCATCTTCAACTAAGGAATTGGTATATGTAACTCCTATAACTTGCGGAATATTGTCAAAAAAGTTCCAAATAACATTAAGTACTTTTGTTGTTTGGCGATGATGTGCAGATGCGTTGGTGTCAATCTTTTCTCTCGCTAATAATGCTTTTACATCAAATCCCCCCGGTCCCAAGTAATTTTCTGTTGTCGGATTATCTATCCAAGGCTGGGCTTCTGGAATATTTGGAAGAATGTCCGGGTATCCATCGCCACAGGGATTTTCGACTAGGGTTTCATTAGTGGCACACATATACGAGGCAAATGACTCAGCTATACCGCCCGATTGATTGCGAACTGGTATGTGATTCCACGGATGAAATTTAGAAATTTTAGCATATTCGTCCACCATCAATTTATTCCATCCATTTACGGTATTATATATGGCATCCCTCGTTGTATCGTCCAATGAACAGTTTTGATTTAATTTATATGTTAGCATTTATATTTTCCTATTTTTGAGTTGACATCCGTTTGTGTTTATTGATATAATATGTCATTATACAAGGAATGCTATTTTATGTCAAGTAAAAACTACGAATTAGTAACATCTGACAGTTTATCATACTTAGAACAAATGAATGACCAATCAATTGATTGCGTAATGACTGATCCGCCGTATGGTATTGACCAAATGGATGGTTCGTGGGATGATGAAAAGATTTCCAAGTCCAAAGACAAAGCAAAGGTTGTTGGTAATATTCCTGTCGGGATGAAATTTGATCCAGAAACATCTAAGAAACTGGTTGAGTTTCTAACTCCCATTACACAAGAGTTATATCGTGTGTTGAAACCGGGCGGATTTTGTCTTATGTTTAGCCAATCCAGAAGTTCCCATAGAGTTGGATGCATGCTTGAGGACTGCGGTTTTGAGTTGCGTGACCAGTTGATTTGGGACTATGGTGCTGGTCAAGGTAAAGCACAGGATATGAGTAATTTTATTAAGAAGAATAATGAACTTACACAAAACGAGAAAGAAACGTATTTGCGGAAACTTGAAGGAAAAAAGACTCCGCAACTTACTCCAACATTCGAAACTATTTGGTTAGCTCAAAAACCAAAAGATGGAAAGTTTTGGGAAAATTACATCACGCACGGTGTGGGGTTGATTAATGTATTTGGAACACCATCAACAGTGAAGTTTGAGTATAAAAAACCTGCGAAAGATGAAAGAAAAGATACAGCAAATCATCCAACGCAAAAGCCAGTTGCACTAATGGAAGAGTTAGTCCAAGTATTCACCAAAGAAGATGATGTAATCTTAGACTGCTTCAACGGTAGTGGAACAACTGGCGTTGCGGCTATTCGTAATAGCAGACAATATATCGGTATTGATAAGTCAGAAGATTATATAGAAGCGACAAAGATCAGACTTGAAAAAACACCGCTGTCATTATTCTTTTAATGCATACGATAATTCAAGACTAAGACTACATCACCGCCACCGTTTCTCTTGGAGATAGTGAACATTGCAGTAAAGTCAAACAATGCGAGATTTTCTGCTTCTTCTTCGCTGTATCCAGCCTCAAAGTAATCTGATGCCAGTTCATCAAGAAACTGAACACGAGCCAGAATATCTTCGTCTTCAAAGTAGGCTACTGTTGGGTTATACATTTTATTATGCTCCATTTGGTAGACCGCTTATCAAATCATTCGCCAAAGCATAGAGAAAATCTGGTTCTTCTTCGAAGACTTCACGGGCACTGCGCCCGTCCAACCTATCAAATGCCGAAATAACATTCTCGTTATTACCGTCTGGTTCAATAGGTAGGACAAGATGAAGAATTCGGTTACTAATAAGGTGGTTACAATAAACACGTGGATCAGTTAGAACTGCATCCACAACAGAAATTTTCTCGTTATACTCGTCAAACGTAATGATACGGTGTAACATAATACTATTTACCCTTCTAAAAGATTACATCAACTGACGACAACTTGCCGCCCTTACCAGCACCAGTATCTACGAACACTGCCTTACCACCTTGCGAACCAACTTTAGTCAGTACATCGTCGCCAACAACTTCGTGACCGACGAACACAGTGTGACCAGCAGGGATATCATCAACCCAATCGTGGATGCGAATGGGCATCCCATCATCCTTGAAACCATCAACCTGACCGTAGAACGCCCGACTAACAGCCTTACCCTTACCCTTCTTATCCTTGAACAGAACAACCTTATCGTCCAGCATAACAGGGTGGAAGGAACCGTGGGCGAAGGTGAAATCACCCATCGTCGCCCACACAGGGAAGTCAGGAGCCATCTTGTGGAACATAGCCTTGATGGTATCGCCGCCGGGAGCAGCATCCAACTGAGCCAGAGTCAGGTCCAAACCGTGGGCGATCTTGACGCCATTACCGTTCAAGTGCCGCCACAACTTGTCATCGTGGTTGCCCATAACAAGGCTAACAGCACCAACGGAAGCCGCCGTCAGAACGAAACCCAGCACCTTATCGGAAGAGGGACCACGATCAGTCAGGTCACCCAACAGAATGGGATGCAGATTCTTATCACGTGCATCGTTTAGTATATCCATCAGCATATCGAACTCACCGTGGATATCACCGATAACACGGAAGCCCTTGAAATCTGCCTTGATTCTGTCAAAGTCAAACATTCTTTTCTCCATCAACTATAATCATTATAGTATGGTTTGGGCATATGTCAAGTGTTTTATTCGTCTTCTTCTTCGTACAATGATTCTTCCCACTCTTTCATATCGGGAATATCATCGAAGGGAAACTCTTCTACCAAACGGATAGGATAATACCGAAACTCTTCGTTTGGCGTAAAATCTGGATCAGCGAACCGTCCATCAGCGTGGGATGCTTTTTGGAACCCACGATAGACTTCCAGCATCTTCGTGTCCAAGTTGACCAGATATCCCCATTCACAGAACAGACTATCTCTGGCGAATGGGTTTGAGTTGATCATAATGCCAGCTTCAATGTTCTTTACAAGATCACCCTGTGCGTCCCGTAGCAACTGATACCAAGTTACTTCGGTGCTTCCACCGACATTTCCATCGTAATACTCTTTGTATTTCTCAATGTAGTCTTCTGTGACGGGTGTTGAGTCGTCATCAACAAAGAACATATCCCGTACTTTTTGTTTCAGATCATCTTCTGAAAAGTTCTTGGTGAGATAGCCAATCTGCTCAACAATCTCTGCGCCAAGACCAGAAGGATAGCTATCATAATGGTTGTATGAGCATTTGACTTCACCATCAACAACGAAACCGCATAGACCACGAGTACCCATTTTACTTGTCCTTATCCAAAAAGTGGTCGCTAACTTTGACCACGAAAACTGTTAGGTAAGCCGCAACAACGCTGCATACAACAAATCCGGTAAGCATTAGAATAATATGCGAAGTAGGCATTAGTAGCACCTTTTCAACAAGAGGTTATTTTCTTCAAACTTTTCACGGAAAGAGTAGAACAGTTCATTATGGTTTCCGCTATCGCCCACCATAAACTGATAAAGATGGACCATTTCGTGCGCCAAAACCGATAGGAAATGATTCTTGTCACGAAACTTATTGGTGAGTGAAATAAAGGTTTTCATGTTGCCATCTTCATCGATTCCGTAGTGACCGCCCTCGCCCCAAATACCTTGGCGGCGACGGATTTCAACGTATGGCTTTTCCAGTTCGCCATCAAAAAGCATTTCATTTAGTTTATTGAACCAAATCTTTGCTTGATGGGCAGAAGGATGAAAGGACATTTATATTTTACCTCGGCAAGCGTTTTTGGAAGCCTTTGCTTTCTTATTAGAAAACACGGCGTGACCACGATTGAACATATGAACCACCGCCATATTGCGGGGTTTACGCTGCTCACGAACCTTGAATTTAACACTTTTAGCCATAATCTCTCTCCACTGTTATTTACAGTATAGCAGATTAAATGGATATGTCAAGTCTTTTTTGCAGCTTTTTTTCGTGTGGCGGGAACTTTTTTATCGGTTTCAGCGAAATAATGGTCGCCTTTTTTGGTCACTTTGATAAGGTCACCGTCTTCGTTGCGAATAAGGGAAATAACTTCTTCTTTCCCAATCCACCGATTTAGGAATCTTGGAATCTCGAAAGGGTCAATATCCTTTTTAGCTTTTGCTGTTGTTTTCTTTACAGGTGCTTTTTTTGGTGCTGCTTTACGAGGCATTTGTTTCTCGTTTGTTCATTACGCACCCACCTGATTGGCCCACGCCTGTTCGTCAGCCCAATCTTCCAGTTGATTGAGGTAATCGTTGATATCCTTCAACGGAACATCAGCGATGTTGTCGGCATCAGCCACCGTCAGCATATAGCCGGACAGGTTGGCGGGGATTTCTTCGTAAGAAGCGAAGTTGTATTTTTTGCTAATAGCCATTAGTCAATCCTTTCCATTTTCTCACGAGCCAAATCTTCTGCCATCGCTTCGGCAATCTTCATCGGAGTACCGTCTTCCAGCAGTTCATCGAGAAACTGCTCATAGAGGTTTTCCAACAGTGCTTCGTTTGCGTTATGCGACATACTTTTCTCCTTTATCCTATGTTTCTAGTATAACATAAAATGGGGGTTTGTCAAGTGCTAAATACGATATAGGAGAAAAAATATGGCTTTTTATAGAGGTTATAACACAGTCGACGTGACATTTGGTAGCACCAGACTTGAAGATATTGAACTAATCAAGCGTGATTTACTCAACCATTTTCATATTCGTAAGGGTGAAAAACTTATGCATCCTGATTTTGGAACGATTATCTGGGATCATCTGTATGATCCACTTACAGAAGATGTGAAACAGGCTATTGTTGATGATGTAACCAATATAGTCAATAACGATCCACGAACAAATGTCGCAAATGTTGTCCTTACTGAATATGAACTTGGTATTCAGGTTGAAGTTGATTTGGTTTACCGTGAGTTTGATCTTTCTGAACAACTACTCTTAGAGTTCAACGGAGATACAAACACCGTAACCACTGCCAGATTATAATATATGGATATAACCATAATACATAAATACAATAAATGTAAAGGCTTTATAAATGGGTTCAACGTCAACAAGAAATTTCTCTCTATTTGTCACTTCTGATTGGAAGCGCGTATACGAAACATTTCGTGAAGCTGACTTCCAATCGTATGACTATGAAACCCTTCGTAAAACGATGATTGACTATCTTCGCATTTACTACCCCGAAGATTTTAACGATTTTATTGAGAGTTCAGAATATATTGCCTTGATTGATTTGATTGCTTTCTTGGGTCAGTCTCTTGCTTTCCGCACAGACCTAAATGCCCGTGAAAACTTCTTGGAGACGGCAGAGCGTAGAGATTCAGTTCTCCGCATTGCTCGTATGCTTTCTTACTATCCAAAGCGTAACCAGACAGCACGTGGTTTTCTAAAAATCCAATCTATCACTACAACCGAGAATGTATTTGATAGTAATGGTTTCAACCTTGCCGATACACCAATCATTTGGAATGATAATACCAATAGCGATTTCTTGGAACAGTTTACCATTGTTATGAATGCTGCTCTACAGAGTTCACAACGCTTTGGTAAGCCAGCTTATAAATCTGAAATCAATGGTATCAAGGTAGAAGAATACCAAATGAACCTTGTTCCAGATACGGTCCCTATATATTCATTTACAACTACTGTGAATGGGTTAAGTATGGACTTTGAGTTAGTGAATGGAACATTTTCTGGTCAGAGTTATGTCTATGAGAACCCACCTGTTCCGGGTAATGCTTTCAATATGATTTACCGTAATGATGGTCGTGGTAACGGTTCTGTGAATAGTGGTTTCTTCATTTACTTCAAGCAAGGAACAGTTCAACAATCAGACTTTACGATTGACGAGAGCATTGAAAACCGTGTAGTAAACTTGAATGTGGATAATATTGATAACAACGATATTTGGCTTTACAAGCTTGACTCTAACGGTGATGTTGTAACACAATGGACAAAAGTTCCCGCCGTTTCTGGTACAAACGTTATCTATAATGACTTGGCAGTTGATACTCGCACACTTTATGCTGTAAACTCCCGTACAAACGACCAAGTTGATTTAGCATTCGGTGATGGTGTTTTCTCCGATATTCCCGTTGGTGATTTCCGTGTTATCTATCGCACAGGCAATGCGTTGGAGTATAAGATTACCCCCGAAGATTTACAGAATGTTGTGGTTGATATTCCTTATTTGAGCAGATACAACAAGCTTGAAACACTTACATTAGAGCTATCACTTGAGTCAACCGTTTCAAACGCCAGTGCTAGAGAAAATCTAAACAGCATCAAGGCAAAGGCTCCATTGAGTTATTATTCACAAAACCGTATGGTAAACGGTGAAGACTACAATGCCTTCCCACTAACCAAGTTCAATGATATTCTAAAAGTGAAATCGGTGAACCGTACAAGTTCCGGTATTTCCCGTTATCTGGATGTGCGTGATACAACAGGTAAGTATAGTTCAACAAATATCTTTGCTGACGATGGATTATTCTACGAAGAAGAAAGTTCTGGAACATTTACTTTTGAGTTTACAAACGATAACGATATTCTAAATGTTATTATCAATCAGGTTGAACCAATCATTGATTCAAAAGCAAGTCTCCATTACTATTATAAGAACTATACCAACTATGACCTTACTGTGAATGGTGTCCAGTGGCTACAGCTTACAACTGGAACAAACCTAGCCACTGGCTACTTCACTAATAGCAATGGTGATCCGCAGACTATTGGTAGTTATGTTACATCCAACTTGAAATATCTAAAAACCAATACATTGGTGAAGTTTGTAGCACCGACAGGTTTCTATTTCAAAGAAGATGGAAGTCTTGCTGCTGGAACATCTGGTGATCCTGGTACAAGCGATTTCATTTGGACAGCTATTACAAGCGTTATTGATGATGGTGCTAACCAAGGTGCTGGTGCCCTTAATGATGGTTCCGGTCCTGTTTCATTGAATGAAATCGTTCCAACTGGTGCTATTGCTACAGAAGTTGTTGTTCCATTTACAACAGATTTACCAACCGCATTAGAGAATGATATTATTACCCGTGTAAAACTATTCAAAGAGTTTGGTTTGCGTTTTGATCAAGATAGCCAAGAATGGATTGTTATTGAAGATGTTGATTTGGATAAGTCAGATACATTCAATCTTGAGTTCACCGGCAACACAAATGCCGCAGGACTTGATAACTCTTGGTTCATTCTATTCGAGACAGACGGTGAAACATATACCGTGAAGTATCGTACACTTGATTATTTCTTTGAAAGTACATTACAGACACGTTTCTACTTTGAGCCTGGTCTAAAAATCTTTGACCCACGAACAGGTCAAACCATCAAAGATAACATTCGTATCCTAAAAGTCAATCCGCAACCAGATAGCAACGAAGCGTTCACAACTCCTTATAACCTATCCATTTACGATAACGTTCAAGAAGCAGATGGCTATGTAGATTCTACTAAAGTGAAAGTAACATTTCCTGACCGTGATGATGACGGTGTTCCAGATAATCCAGAAGTTTTCGACATCATCGTTGCACCGACTATTAATTCGACACAGAAGTTAGCGTTCTTCGGAAGAATATTGGATAGTGATAACTTTGAGCGTTGGAAACCGATATCCACGACTACAGTGAATGTTGATTATACAACCGAAACACAAATCAACGCTAACCTAACACTTTATAATGATGGGCAGATTTTCTACGCAACGACTGATGAAAAGTTCTTTGTATTGGATATCAACTCTGCTGGAACTCGTAGCATTTCAGAATCTACTGATTATCGTTCCCGTGTTGGTAGAGATTTATTGAACTTCCAATATACACATAACTCACCAAATGATCGTCGTATTGACCCATCACCAGCAAACTTCATGGATATGTTCTTGCTAACCAGAGCATATGATGAGGATTATCGTAACTATATTAGCGATACAACAAATACAGTCACTGAACCTACTAAACCAACAAGCTTTGAACTACGAAACAGCTTTGGCGGATTGGAAGCATTTAAAACAGTTAGTGATACACTTATTTTCAACAGTGTAAAATACAAGCCGCTGTTTGGTGATAAAGCGGATAGTTCATTACAAGCATCTTTCAAGGTTATTAAGAATAACCCTACGTTGAAGACAGATTCTGAAATCAAGGTCCGTATTGTTGAATCAATCAATGAGTTCTTTGCTGTAGAAAACTGGGATTTCGGTGATACATTCTATTTCTCTGAACTTGCTGGTTATCTACACCAAGAACTAGTTCCAGATATTGAAACTATTCTAATCGTTCCTAAATCTGGCGACCAAGTATTCGGTTCATTATTCCAGATTACAGCACAGCGAGATGAAATATTCATCTCAGCCGCAACGGTGAATGATGTAGAAGTTATTGATGCTATTACCGCAAACCGTCTAAAAGCATCTGGTAACGTGGTTACATCAAGCACAAGTTCTGATACTATTACAAGTTCATTTAGTTCTGCGGTGACTATTGTGGATACCAATGTTGGTAGTACTAGCTAATATTGATTATATACGCATATTATATATGTTGATAAATATTCAATAAAAGAGAGTATTCAAAAATGGCATTACGTAAAACTATTGGTCTATTACCTGAAATTTTCAGAACAGATAGAAACGAAAAGTTTCTTAATGCGACTATTGACCAACTAGTAACACCAGCATTACAGAAAAAAATCAATGCCTATGTTGGTCGTAAGTTTGCTCCATCATACTCTGCTGGTGACCAATATGTTGTAGAACCATCTACTACTCGCCAGAACTATCAGTTAGAACCAGGTATCGTATATACCCACCGCCAAGAAGTTGGAGGTCAAGCAACAGATCGTATTGAATATCTATCAAACTACGTTGATATGCTTAACCGTGTTAATGTTCTCGGCGGAAATATCGATAACCATGATAGGATATTTGAGAATGAATATTACACTTGGTCTTCATTCTTTGACTTTGATAAGTTCGTAAACTTCTCCCAGTATTACTGGTTAGCAAATGGTCCTGACCCAGTTCAGGTATTCAACTCTATTATTGATATGGAAGCGGATTACGAGGTAACTCGTGTTGATAATGAAAGTGCTTATTTCATCAACGCAAGAAACTCTGTGAATAATCCAACCATCACATTAGCAAGAGGTGGAACATATAACTTTGAGGTTGGGCAACAAGGTTTCCCATTCTGGATTCAAACTGAACCAGGCTTATCTGGAACCAAGGCAATCCAAGACAATATTTCCACACGTGATATTCTTGGTGTTGTGAATAACGGTGATGACCAAGGTGTTGTAACATTCAATGTGCCTACTGCGGATGCACAAAACTTTTGGATTGGCATGACTAAAGTTGACGATGTAGATTATGCTACCCGTCTTACATATAGCGAAATAAACAACCAACAGTTCAGTGCCTTTATCGCAGCGAACCCAGATGGTTTTGATGGTATTACCGATATTAGAAATATAGACAATGCTACATTAGTATTCTATAATGAAGATGCAAATGAATCTGAAGAAAACTGGGAATCTGGTGGACTATTTGACGCTGATGAAACAGGGTTTGATAACGATGCTTATCCGTTTGACCCAACAACGTATATTCCAGCGGACGAAAGATATGATATCTATAGAATCAATATTGATACCAATAGTGAACGCAGAGACAGATTCAACAATATGCCTGATAGCGACGTTGACCTTGCTTATTATGGTGCCTTCGTAGATATTGAAAATAAAGTTATTGATAATACCATTTCTATTGATGGTGTTACTGGTTCCGATTTGGTTGGTAAGACTATAGTATTCGTTACCCCAACTACTGATGATACATTATGGATTGCCGAAGGCGCTTTTGATGAAGGTGTTGGCGGCTACGACACAGAAAACTTTGGTATGGACGGTGAAAGTTATACTGCCGTTGCTACTAATGAGCGTTACAATGTGTGGACCATAACTAGCAAAACTGTAGATGGTGTTGATAGATTTTCATTATCAAGTAATACCGCACTAATCCGTGTGAACGAAAAAGTTTCTATTACCGAAGGTGATGATCATATCGGCAAAGAGTTCTATAAAAAGGATGAATATCTATTCCTAGTTCCAACAAACTTCTTCCCACTAAACGATGGTGTTATTCAGTTAACGTATCTAAAGAATATTCCGCAGAATCAAAAAATCCTTGTTGCTCGTGGTGAAGAGTTTGGTAACCTTGAGTTCTGGAAGAACGCACTTGATAAACTAGAAAAAGTTCCAGTTATCACTGCACCACTAACAAGATACTTCTATCAGGATGGTATTGATTCGGAGCGGTTCGGTATTATTGATATTGTAGAAGCTGGCGAAGTTCCCGTTCTTGACGTTGAAAACGATATTATTGGGCAGAACGAATACATTAGCTTGAACAAAGTTGAGTTTACAAACGGAATGAAAGTTTCGTTTGATACCAACAATGTTGTTTCTGAGTATTATGCTGGCAGAGACTTCTATGTTGAAGGTGTTGGGCAACCTGATGGTATCAGCCTAACCCCCGTTGATGAGCTTATCGTTCCTGAAACTTATGTTGATACTGAAGAAGAGGGTTTCGATGTAAACGACTTTGACACAACCGGATATGCTGGTTCAATCAGTGCCCCGTTATCACCAGATTATTTCACAATCAACCGTTCTTCTAAAGACCGCAATGCATGGTCCAGAGCAAACCGTTGGGTTCATATTGATGTCATTGAGAAGACAGCAGAATATAACGATTTCAGTTCTGTATTGGACCAGAATAGCAGAGCAAATCGTCCAATCATTGAGTTCGAACCAAACCTACAGCTATACAAATATGGACGAGTATTCAAGCAAGTTGTGACCTGTTTTGATAGCACACAGATAGACGCATTATCAAATGTTGAGGGTAAGGCTGGTTACTTCGTTGATGGTATTCCGCTTCTAAACGGGGTTACTGTTATTTGGGCGGCAGACGAAGACCCAATCGTGCGTTCCAAGATTTACGAAGTATCCATTATTGACCCAGATGATGACGGCAACGAACAAATCCATATGACCGAAGTTGCTGATGCTGAAGTAAATGATACTATCATCGTTACTAACGGTTCTACCAGACAGGGTACGATGTTACATTATGACGGCGATGGATGGGTTGAATCACAACAAAAAACACAACTAAACCAAGAACCATACTTTGATATCTTTGATACAGATGGAAACAGTTTCAGCGATGATAGCATCTATTTCGGTACAGGTTTCACAGGAACAAAACTATTCAGTTATCAGCGCCAATCTTCAGCAGTAGAAGACAGTGTGCTTGGTTTCGGTCTAAGCTATAAAAACTTTGAGAATGTTGGTGATATCATTTTTGAGAACAACTATGTTCGTGATAAGTTTACCTATTCACCAAATGATATTATTGTAAAAAAACCTATCAATGACGGTTTCGTTCATCGTATTATTGACCGCAATACTGTTGAAATCAAAAACGATTGGAACAAAGTAAATAGAAATACTCGCCAATATCAGATTGCGGAGTATTCAGTAACTGATGACGAACTACAAGTATTCCAATCACCAATCGCGCCTAAAAGTGATGAACTGGAAACAGTAAACCTATTCGTTTATAAGAATAGTACACTTCTAAAGCGCGATACTACACAGAATATTACTAACTTTGTAGATACAGATTATACTACACTATCACAGGATGGAAACTTCTACATCATCCTTGATGAGCCAGCGGCAGTTGGCGACCAGATTACTATTCGTGTATACGCCGATGATGTTGGTGACTTTGGGTTCTATGAAATTCCACAGAACCTAGAGAACAACGCTAAGAATGAAGACTTTACAACACTTACACTTGGGCAGATTAGGAACCACATTACACAAACCTCGCAAAACTCAAGTGTATTCTTTGGTGATAGTCCTGGTCGCAGTAACCTTCGTGATGTAACAAACCTAAAAGACTTTGCTGGAACTATTCTACAGCACAGTGCTGGTGCCCATTTCGGTGCGTTCTTACTAAGCGATGAAAACATCAACTTTAAACACAACGAAAAGCATGTTCATAATGCTAACGCCGTTATCAGTATTGATTATGCCCAGCGTGAATACAGCAAGTTTAAGCAAAAGTTCTATGATGCTATAAGCACACTTGACCTAAACTTTGATGATATCCCAGGATGTGTGGATGCTGTTATCAACGAACTAAAGATTGGTAAGAGTGAAACATTCCCATTCTTCTACAGTGATATGATTGGTTATGGTGAAGACAATACCACAACCACATATACAATCACTAACCCAGAGATTAGAACATATGATTACGGAACATATTTTGATAATAGCGTTCCAAGTAATCGTTCTGTGCTTGTATATCTAAATGGAACACAACTATACCTAACAACCGATTACACCTTTGACCAAGACGGTGCTATCATTACATTCACCGATGATACCACACTAAGCATTGGTGATACATTACAGATTGTTGATTACAATAATACCGATGGTTCATTCATTCCACCTACTCCAACAAAGATGGGTATGTATCCAAAGTTCCGTCCAGAGATTTACACAGACAATACATTTAGAACACCACAGACAGTTATTCAGGGTCATGATGGTTCTATCTTCGTAGCGTTTGGTGATAGTCGTGACCAAGTTATTTTAGAACTAGAAAAACGTATCTACAATAACATCAAAACAACTTACACAACCGATGTGTTTGATATTCATAATCTTGTAGGTGGTAAGTTCCGCACAACTGATTATACACGAGCAGAGATTGATGATATTCTAAGCGTGAACTTTCTTCGTTGGGCAGTTCTAAACAAAGTTGATTATGCTGACCAGACAGGATATGATATCCAAGACAAGTTCACATGGAACTGGTCAAACTTTACCGATAAAGTTGACGGGGAACTTCTACCAGGTCATTGGCGTGGTGTTTATCGTTATTTCTACGATACAGACCGTCCACATACACACCCTTGGGAAATGCTCGGTCTAAGCGAAAAGCCATTATGGTGGGATGACCGTTATGGTGCTGCCCCATACACAAAAGGTAACGAAGTGCTATGGGAAAACTTGCGTGACGGTAAACTATTCCAAGATGCTGCTGGTGAAGATTACACAATCTTGGAAAACTATAAGCGTCCAAACCTAATGAGCATCATTCCAGTTGATGTGAACGGTAGATTGGTTGACCCACTTGTTTCCGTAGTTGCGGCATATAATACCACATATACACAAGAACCATATAGTTTTGGTGATGTTGGTCCAGCAGAAAGTGCTTGGAGAAGAAGCAGTGAATATCCATTTGCTTTGATGAGACTTGCCGCTCTAACGAACCCAAGTAAGTTCTTGCTAACACGCTTTGATACTGATAATATTATTCGCAATACAACGCTTGACCAGATTGTTAATAAAACAACCCTAAAGCGTATCAAGCCACAGAATATGATTATTCACGGAACACTTGATGATGATGGTAATGTAAATCGTGTGAATGGTATTTCACAAATCATTAGTGATTATGCCCGTCACCGTAACGTTGATTTACATAATATCCAAGAGGTATTGGAAGCCCTTGTTCTAAAACTAGTTTATCGTGTTGGTGGTTATACCGACAAACGTTTCCTAAAAGTGCTTGCGGAACAGGTATCGCCAACATCCACGAACAAAGGTATCTTCATTCCAGACGATGATTTCGAGATTGAGCTAACCAAATCCAATCCTATTACCAGTGTTACACTAAGTGGTGTTATTGTTACCAAAACAAACAGTGGTTGGACAGTTCGTGGCTACGATTATGAGAAACCATACTTTGATATCATCCCAAGCGAGATTACACAAAACCGTTATACCATTTCTGGCGGGGATGCTAATGGCGTTGTATATAGAGATTTCAAGAACGAAGTTCTTCGTATTCCATATAATACAGAGTTCACTAACCCACAGCAGGTAGTTGATTTCTTTGTTTCTTATCAACGTTATCTACGACTACAGGGATTTGTATTCGATGAAGTACTTGAAGACGAGGTTGGATCGCTAACCAAAGATTGGATTCTTTCTGCGAAAGAGTTTCTATTCTGGCAGTCACAAGGCTGGAATGTTGGTTCAACAATTGTGCTGAACCCCGTAGCAATTAGTGTGAAGTTTGAACTATTTGGAACAACACCTGATGACCTTGGTGGCGAAGGACTAAACTATAAAGTTCTAAACCAAAACCTAAAACCAATCCGTTATAATCAGCTTGAAGTAAAGCGTGTTGATAACCTATTCACCGTAACATCAAGTGAGGACGCTGGTCCTATCTTTATGATTGAAATCAATCCAGTTCAGTATGAACACACCATCGTATTCAACAATATAACCGTGTTCAATGATGTTCTTTACCAGCCACAGCTTGGTTCCCGTCAGTATCGTCTAAAACTTATCGGTACGAAAACTGCTGGATGGGATGGTTCATTCCAAGCACCCGGTTATGTATTCAACAATGATGTTACCGCAACGTGGCAACCTGGACGAGATTACAAGAAGGGTGACTTTGTTATCTTCCGTAAGAAAACTTATGTATGTGTGAAAGACCAAGATGCGCTACAGGTATTTGACCATGAATACTGGACACACACCGATAATATTAAGCTAGGTCTTCGTCCAAACTTGGATACCCTATCTAACAGCTTCACAACCTTCTATGATATGGACACACAAAATAACGAGAGTGAGTTTGATAGATTCGGTAAAGGTCTAATCGGTTATCAGAAGCGTGATTACCTAGAAAACCTAGAACTTGACGATGTATCACAGGTGAAGTTCTATCAGGGAATGATTCGTCAGAAAGGTACAAGTTCTGCTATCAATAAACTTATTCGTGCCCAGTTGGATAACCAAGATAGCGATATCAACTTCTTTGAAGAATGGGCATTCCGTATTGGTGAGTATGGTGCGATTGACGCTAACCAGATAATCGAAGTAGAGCTAAACGAAAATCAGTTCAAGTCTAACCCAGAACTCATTGAGTTCCTAAACAACGGTGAAGATAGACCGCAACACATTTCATACATTCAAGATGATCTATTCAAGACGCCAAATGAATATACCAAGAATATCTTTACTAACCGTTCTGGTGGTTCTAATACTAAACTAGATATTACTTCCGCTGGTTTCCCAAGACTTGATGATGTTAGCGTAACGCTATTTGATATCAATAACATTTCATCATTGAACCAGTACATCAACAATGTGGGTAGCGGATATACTATCTGGACCGCTAAAAACCTAGCAAGTGTTTGGGATGTATTCAGAGTATCCGAAACATTCGTGAAGGTAACAGAAGTCGTTGATAAACTTGACGATGAAGTGGTTGTTCGCACAGATAGAAACCATGACTTAGAAGTAAATGACTTTGTTGCTATTCGTGGAACAGAAACTATCCTTGACGGCTTCTATAAAGTTCTATACATCGTTTCTAATGTGGAGTTCATTGTTTCCCTAGAACAAAATGAACTTAGTGAAACAGACCTTGATGGACTATTACTAAAACTAGAAAGCATTCGTTATAGCGAACCAAAAGATATTGCTGGTTTCAATCCTCTACTTGGTTGGCAGGATGCCGAAAAAACATGGTTGGAAAATAATGCCGATGGTAAATGGGAAGTTCTAAAGAAACAATCACCTTGGGACTTTGGTACAAATGTTGCTTATAGTGCCGTTGCTGGTGATGATAATCTTGGTACTTGCTTCAGTGCTTCAGAAAGAAATCTATGGGCAGTTGCGGGTATTCCAAATAACGGCACAGGTAAAGTTATCTCATATGTAAAAACTGTATCAAACGATTTCAGTGAAAACGCAATCTTTGACCCAAGTGATGTATCTCAAATCAGCGGGTTTGGTACAAGCGTGAGTGCTGGTAACAGTGATTACTTTGCGGTTGGCGCACCAACGGCTAATGGAACCCGTGGTTATGTATTCATTTATAAACGCACACAGGCAAGCACATTCGCAGTACATCAAATCCTAAGAGCAAGTGATGCAGCAGTTGGCGACCTATTCGGCACAAGCGTTTCACTAAGTGACGATGAAAAATGGTTGTATGTAGGTGCCCCGGGAGCAAGTAAAATCTATGCATACGCATTTGATGAAATCTCATCATCCAATGAAGCAGTTGTTACTGAAGAAGGTGACGGTATCAAGACCAGTTCAACACTATTCTGGTTCCCAGAAACCATTGATAATATTCAGGTGATTGACGACGATGGTCGTATCTATGTTCCGTATGTTGATTACACCCTAAGTGGTAATGTTGTAAACTTCACGTTTACACTTAACTCTTTAAAAGATTATGTTATTCGTCGTGTATCTCTATATAGAAATATTGATACAATCGTGCGTGATGCGAACCCAGAAGACACCGCAGCAGATAATCTAGGTCAAACCATAGAAACAACCAGTGATGGTAAAGTTATTGTTTCTGGTGCGCCAAACCGCCGTTATGTTGGTAGTGATAGCACAGTAGTTACTGGCGCTGGTGCCGCATATGTATTTGAGAGAACAGAAGAAGTATTCAACGGTGATGGAACAACAACCACATTCACGCCAACAGGCACACTATGCCCACAAAGACTACTAAATGTGTATCTAAACAATGATCTAAAACTATATACAGTGAACCTTGCTCTACCGGGAAGCGATAGTCAGTTCGGTGATTATACCATTAGTGGTAATAGTATCGTATTTCGTGATGCTCCAAGCAGTGATGAACTTGTGAAGATTGAGGTGAATGATTTCATTCAGGTTCAGCGTTTGGATGCGCCTGACCCAGCAGACAGTGATTTATTTGGTAATGATATCACAATCAATGAAGACGCAAACTGGATTGCTGTTGGTGCCCCTGGTGAAGATGCTAACAATACAAACACAGGTTCTGTATATGTTTATGCGGAACAGTCCCGCCGTTATGGAACGATTACTGGTGAAACAGACCCAACAATCGTGAGTGGTGATAAGTTCCGTATCAATGATGTAGTTGTTTCTCTAACTGGAACAGACCTTGATACAGTGTTGGCGGATATTGACGGTTTGAGTATTTCTGGTGTATCAACATCAGGTGATGATTCCCTAACGATTGATAGTGAAAGTGTAATCACAGGAAATAAACTCCGTGTCATGCCGCTTTCTGGTGACACCTATAAGAACCTTGGATTAGAACCTTATGCTATGGTTCAGCGCATTGACCATCCACAGGCATATGAGAATGAAAACTTTGGTCTTGCTGTTGATATTGACCGTTCAGGTAACTTCTTGGTAGTCGGTTCTAATCGTGCTTCCACAATCAACACCCTTCGTTTTGATGTTGACGAGGACGATATTGAGACAACAGTATTTGATAGCAATAGCACTAAGTTCTATGACCGTGAAAACCAAAGCGGTGCCGTATATGTATATGACCTATTAGAAAGTTGGAATGAAAGTGTTACAGACCCAGCACAGTTTGGCTACATTCAGCAACTACAGTCCGATACGATTGAGCAGTTTGACGAGTTTGGTTCCAGTGTGAATATCCGTTCTGGTAAGATTGTTGTTGGTTCTCCAAAATACGATAAGTCAAGTAGCATTGAGAACAGCGGTATTCTTTATGAATATAACAACCCATCCGAGGAAAAGGGTTGGATAACACTACGTGAAGAAGATGATAAAGTAGATGTGGAACTACTAAACAAAGTATTCATATATAATCGTCGTAAGAATGAAATCGTAGAATATATGGATTGGATTGACCCAATCAAGGGTAAAGTAAGCGGTCTTGCCCAGCAAGAACTATCATATATCGTTGAGCGTGACCCTGCTAACTACAATGTAAATACCAATCAAAAGAATACATTGACTACCCAAAGTCATTGGGGTGAAAAACAGGTTGGGCAACTATGGTGGGATGTATCCACTGTTCGCTATATTGATTATGAACAAGGCGAACTATCATATCGCTCTCAGCAATGGGGTGCGAAGTTCCCAGGTTCAAGCATTGATGTATATGAATGGGTAGAAAGTAATAATCCACCAAGTTCATATTCTGGCGAAGGCACACCAAAATACATAGATAATAGCAGTTATGTTGAGGTTCAGACATACAATATCAATACTGATACAGTAACATCCAAATACTACTTCTGGGTGAAAGACCTTACCGAAGCACCAAATCTTGGATTCAGAAAACTTGGTTCATCAACGGTTGCCCGTATTATTGATAATCCAAAAACCTATGGTCTAAAATACCTAAGTGTTATTAAGGACAATGCTATCATTGCTTATAATATTGCTGGTGATTTGGAAGACCGCGATACAATCCTTCACATCAACTATGATGTTATCAAGAACAGCAATGTTCTACATAGTGAATATCAGTTGGTAGCAGAAGGTGACCCACAAAGTATTATCAATGATAAGATTTACAATAAGTTCGTGGATAGTTTATCTGGAACAAACGCACAGGGTGATGCTGTTCCACAACGCACATTAAGCACAGCCGAAAGATATGGTGTTCTATATCGTCCAAGACAGACAATGTTTGTTGATAAAGATACAGCGGTAGAACTATTCGTAACATTCTGTAACGAAGTATTTGCGAAGTATCAAGTCGCTAATCAGTTCGACTTAGGAACTATTTCAAGTGCTGAACCTATTCCTGGCGAACAAAGCGGCGAATGGGACGAAAGTGTTAACACATATGCAGAATTAACATATATAAACGCACTCGTATTCTCTACTGGATATAAGGTTCTTGTGTTACAGAATGAAACAGTAGAAAATCTATGGACTATCTATACACTCCAAGAAGATAACACTTGGATACTAACTAGAGTCCAAGCGTATGATACTAACAACTACTGGGAAAGAACAACTTGGTACGCCGATGGATTTACAGAAAATACTGTTGTTACATATGCTGTCGAGACAGAGCCAGACCTAGAAACGATACGCTCAACGCTTACAAATGGTGATTTGGTAAAAATTAAGAGTAATGACGAAGGTGTTGCTAGTATTGTTCAGCTTCAGGACGATGGTACTTTCTTAGAAGTTGTTGTGGAAAACGCGACCATTAAGCTAAAGCGTTCATTATTCGATAACAGTGTAGAAGCAACTGGTTTTGATAATGCTGGTTTTGATAATGGGCTATTTGAAAAACGCCCAGTTACCGAGATTCGCAAGATTATTGACGCAGTAAAGAATGATATTTTTGTTGAAGACATTCGTTCAGAATGGAACCGTCTATGGTTTACCATGATTGAATATATTCTAACAGAACAACCATATGCTGATTGGCTATTCAAAACATCATTCATCAAGGTTGTTCAGAAACTTCGTGGTCTAGACCAATATCCAAACTACCAGCGTGATAACCAAGATTACATTCGTGATTATATCAATGAAGCGAAACCATATCGTACCAACATCCGTGAGTACATTCTACAGTACACCAAGGATGATCCTTGGGATGGTGATGTAACTGACTTTGACGTTCATAGTTACTATGACACGGATCGTGATTATTATCGTAAGCCATCTGGTGAAAAATCAGGTGACGCCGCACTATGGCTACAAGGACTAAACTCACCTTGGGGTAACAACTATACCTATGAACTTGGTTCAGTAAGTATTATCAACAGCGGTTCTGGTTATCTTATTCCACCAGTTATCACAGTTGTTGGCGGCGGCGGAACAGGTGCTACCGTAGAAGCAAAAACAAACGGCGACAGAATCTTGAGCGTAACAGTTACCAATCCTGGCTCTGGCTACGTTACCACGCCAACATTCACTATTGAGGGTGTTGGTTCTGGTCTAGAGATTTATCCTAACCTAATCAATGGTAAGGTTCGTGAGTTTGACCAAACACTCAAGTTTGACCGTATCACATATAGCTCAACAGTTATTGAGTGGACGGCAAATACTTCTTATGATGTAAATGATATCGTTTCATATAACGGTGAAGCATATATCGTTGATACAGCATTTACGAGTGGTTCCACATTTGATGCTGCTAATATGAGCATCTATGCCGATGAAAACTTTGATAATAACGCTGATCGTATCCAAGCATATTACAAACCAACCGAAGGAATGATTGGTAAGGATATTACACAACTACAGTTTGGAACAGATTATCCTGGTGTTCGTGTATACGGACCAGACTTCTCAGCTAACCCTGGTTTTGATGTTGGTGCGTTTGATGTTGACCCATATGATTCATTTGAGATTGACGAAAATGGTATCACTATTATCAGTGGATCAAGCGCCCTTGATACAATCATTCGTTCAAACTACACAGATGCGGCGCTAGGAACAGCACCGGAAGATATCAATGTTGCGGGTGGTGACTTCGTAGATACATATAACTCACACGCACCAGAAGAGTTCGTTCCTGGTATTATCTTTGATACACTTGACTTGAAAGTGTATTCACTACCTGGTCAGGATGGTGCGTATGACGGCAACGCAGCACGTATCTATACCAACTTTGTTACAGCAGATGGTTCCACAGCCGCATATTCATATCGTGGTGGTTCCAGTGTATTGGAAGATGTTGATAGAGTATTCGTATGGACTACTACTGGTGGGGCACTATATGAAGGAACAGATTTCACGATTAACTATACATCTGGTATCGTTACCTTTACAACACCACCCGCAGCCGATGATTTGATTTACTTCTATTCATATAGCACAACGGGCGAAAAACTAGTTGCTGAGAAATCATTCACTGGTGACGGAACAGAAGATACATTCACATTTACGATTGATTCAACTATCGTTCAGCAAGCATATGTTCTTGTTGATGGTGTAGAAAGTGCTAACCCAACAACCACACTATCCAGTGATACACAGGTTGATATCACCCTATCATCTGCCCCAGCAGATGGTGCCCATGTTCATATTATGCTTTATAATGTTGACCCAGCAGAGCGTGTTGCTTATTCTGCGGTTACAGAACAGACAGAAACCAGTGATGGTTCAACACGAGTTATTACCCTTGATGATACTATTCGTTACGCTGGTCCATTTGGCGCAAACATTATTGTTGAGGTAAATGGTTCAAGATTGCGTCCACCAAACGTTGCTTACTATCAGGGTGATGGTGATACAACTACCTTCTATGCGCCTACTTCTGCTGGTGAAACTGGTGCAAGTGTAGCCAACAGTGATATCTTTATCGGATGGATTGACTATGACGATAGAACATTAGTTACACCTCTAACAAATAAGACAGCGGGAACAGATTATGTGGTAAACCCATATGATGGTAGTTCTGTTCGCTCAATCACATTTATCGGTGATGATTCATCATTGGCTACACCATCAAATAAAGACACTGTGATATTTGGTATTACAACTGATGCTGAATATACCGTAAGTAGCGATGGTAATACACTAACTATTGACCCAAGTGTTTCTCTAAGTCCTGGTGATACAATCCGTATTATTGGTTTCTCAAACCACGACATGCAGCGTATTCAGACAAATGTATTCGTTGGAACAGGCGATACAACACCTGGACAACGCTTCACACTTGACCGTTCAGTAACAAATAGCGATTATCTATGGGTAACTGTTGATGGAACAAAACTACACAGCGCAGTTGATTACACCGTTTCTGGTAATACCATTCTTATTGCCGATACAACGGTTCTAACTGGTTCTAGTGTGGTTGTTGTTTCTGGTATTAGTGAAAATATTGCCCAGCCAAGTAGTGGTTTCCGTATCTTCAAGGATATGCTAAACGATTACAACTATTATCGTATTGCGGTTGATAACAGCACAACCTTGGCTCAAGACCTTGATTTCGGTGATGATACGATTTATGTAACTGATGCTAGTGTTCTTGCTGAACCAAACATTGCATCTGGTGTACCTGGTTTCGTAATGATTGATAAAGAACGTATCACATATTGGGAAAAAGACGATACCGCAAATACTTTGACCCGTATTCGTCGTGGCACAAGCGGTACTGGCGCAAAGGTACATAATGCTGGTGTAAACGTAATAGATGTCTCGGGTCAGAAAATCCCAGGTGATACGCATACGAAGACTTGGTATACTCTTGGAACCAATAAAGCAACGGACGGTAAAGGTCTACAAAACAGCGACACCGTTCCAGCAAAATACCTCGTAGAGAAAAGAACATTACTAGATATATAATATAAATACATAAAAGGATTTCGTATTATGGATGAAAACACAGAAAAGGGCAACTTGGAAGAAGTTCGCAAGGAAGAAAAAGTGAATGAAAACGGTGGTATTATGGCTGAAGGTCATATTCGTATCTTTGATCCAGAATCCGGTGAAGAGTTCGTAAATCAACGCAACGCTATCCACTTTGAGAACTTCTCTGAAGCACTTGCTCTTTCTATTGGTAATAAAACAACAGGTTTTATTCACGAAATGGCTTTTGGTAATGGTGGTACATCAGTTGACCCAACTGGTGTTATTACCTATCTACCAGCAAACAGCAGTGGTGTAAATGCCGCCCTGTATAACCAAACATATTATAAGGTGGTTGATGATAACTCAGCCCTAAACACCAACTCAACGTCAAACAAGATTGAAGTACGACATACCGCTGGACAGGTTTATACCGATATCGTTATTACTTGTTTGCTTGATTACGGTGAGCCAAGCGGTCAACAGGCATTTGATAATACCGAAAACTTTGATGGAACTTATGTTTTTGACGAACTTGGACTAAAATCTTGGGCTGGAACTGTTAATACTGGTAAACTTCTTACACATGTTGTTTTCCACCCAGTTCAGAAATCATTAAACCGTCTTATTCAGATTGACTACACCGTGAGGGTACAAACTTTGACTAACTTGAGTTCAATCTAAGAAAGGAATATGTATATATATTATCGTTTTGCATAAATAATATAAACGTGGAGATTATAAACAATGAGTTATACCGTTAATAAAACATCTGGTGCAGTACTAACAACAATCGCAGACGGCACCATTGATACAACAACCGACCTTACCCTAATCGGTAAGAACTATGCTGGGTATGGTGAAATCCTAAACGAAGATTTCGTCAAACTACTAGAAAACTTTGCTAATAGTTCAGCACCATCAGCGCCTATTGCTGGTCAGCTTTTCTGGAATACATCATCTAACTTGATGCAAGTATATACAGGCACCGCTTGGAAGACTATTTCATCTTCCACCGCGAGTGCTTCACAGCCATCTAATGCTGTTACTGGTGACCTATGGTGGGATACAACCAACTCACAGTTGAAAGTATATAACGGAACATCATTTACACTTATTGGCCCAGCCTTCACAACTGGTACAGGTCAGTCTGGTCCAGTTATTGATACAGTAACCGATTCACTTGGTTCCGACCACGTTGTTGTGAAAATGTATGTTTCTGATGCGATTGTTGGTATTGTTTCTAAGGATGCACAGTTCACTCCACAGACTGCTATTTCTGGTTTCGCAACAATCTCCCCTGGTTATAACCTATCCACCACAGTTTCTGGTGCAAAATATAACGGTGAGTCAGATGATGCATCTACGCTATCTGGTCTAACATCCACGCAGTTCTTACGCAGTGATGCAACTGACACCACATCCGGTGCCCTAACAATCGCTAATGATACGGGTATTACTGTCGGGTCAGACTCAGACTTCACAGTTTCCGTATCTGGTTCTGATGTAACTTTACGCAACACAACATCAGATGGTGATATCAACTTCAACGTCAATGACGGTGGTTCAAACACAAAGGTTATGTACATTGACGGTGCTACATCACACGTTCTTCCTGGTACAACAACCACACATAACCTTGGTTCCGCTTCCCTAGTATGGGCGAATGTTTATGCAACAACCTTCAACGGTACATCAACCCAAGCACAATACGCTGACGTTGCGGAAAACTTCGCAGCAGACGCAACTTATGAACCTGGTACAATCGTTGCTCTTGGTGGTGTTGAAGAAATCACCAAAGCTGGCGAACTAGACGAAAATGTATTTGGCGTTGTTTCCACAGCCCCAGCCCACTTGATGAACGCTGGACTAGAAGGTGGTACGCCAGTTGCCCTAACAGGTCGTTGCCCGGTTCGTATTGTTGGTTCAGTAAAGAAAGGTGACCGTTTGGTTTCTGCTGGTGATGGACTTGCCCGTGCTGCTCTTCCTGGCGAAGCAACAGCATTCAATACTATTGGTCGTGCCTTAGAAGACGGTCAAGAAATTATTGAAGCATTCGTTACCGTCAACTAACTAAATAAAAGAAAATGGAAACTGGTATTGCTCACCATGTTGATCACATAGTTCCTTTATGCGGCGAAAATGTATCTGGTCTACATGTTCCGTGTAACTTACAAATTTTAACAGCCTCAGAAAATTTGACTAAATATAATAAATACTAACATATAGGAGAAATAATAACATGGCATATCAAACCGGAGATATCATTCTGGACAGCCATTACAATACATTCGCAACCGATGTGAATAATGTATGGGGAACGGGAACAGGTGATACAGGATACGGGCAATCAACCACATTGTCCACCGTTTCAGATGGAACAACCATCACAGCAACACAGTGGTCAAACCTATTAAACCGTATTAGTTCAAGCGCAAGCCATCAGGGTTCAAGCATCACTGCTATCACGAACCCAAGTACCAGCGATCCTATTGAAGCATTCACCGCATTATCTGGTAATATTTCAACAATCCAAGCAAACCGCACCAATGCCGCTAGTTGGTCAGGAAGTTCCAATAGTACAGGTATCAACAACACCGACTGGACTGCCTCACTTACCATTACAAATACATTGACATTTGCTGGTGGTAACGAAGCAAGATGGTTCTTTAATGCCGGTGGTCGTATTCAAATTTATTCCTCACATGGTGGCGGTAATGCAAAAGACAATGAATGGAATGACCTTTGCTCAAAAGCTGGATCATACTATATCAATTCAACTACCGGCGGTAAATCTGGTGGTTCTGGTTCTCCTAGTATAAACTTAACATCAACGGGTTATTATCAACTTACAAACCTATCCTATACCACAATGTTTCGGCAATATGCGGATACATCCCCATACACATCAAACTACATTACATATAACGTACAGATGAACGCAGATGATGCTACTGATGGTTTGGGTAACAACGGTACTATTATGACTATTCAGGTTATTCTTACAGACGCAGCCGCTGATCAAACTTTTGATAAGTCAGTATATACCGTCCAAGATAACGTAACTGCTCAAACCACAGTTACATTTAACTATGACCCACCCTCAACAACTTATCTATCTAATACTTGGGGCACACCTACTTGGGGAACCGCATCAGTAAGTGCTTCTTAATAATATTGACTCCATATCCATTATCCTGTTATAATGGCGCATGAGCAACTTAGAACAAACCGCAAAAACGCTTCTGGACCATAATGTTCAGAAGCGTAATGCTGCTGAGAAAGCAGAACAATCATTGACGCTTGCCTATAATGGTGGGTTATTCAAAGTCACGCCATTTCTTATTGATCATACATCTTTATTCAGAGATGGGTTTGAATATCATTATCTCAAAGATGAATACGATAATCCCGTCCGTTTCACAATGGACGAATGGTTTGAATTTCATAACATGGCAAAGCAAAAGTACCAAGAAGTAATGAACGATTGGTACAACGAATACGAGGAACTAAAGCGTACTAGGAAACCAGAGCAACTATGATTTACTATATTGAGATAACAGTTATTGAGGAAGAACCAATCCAACTGGAACTATTTGATGATTTACAAGGCGAACCATACACTATTTTTCTACCCGCAGATAATGAAAACGATATCCATCATCATTTCCAACAGGTTCATAAACGGGACGATATACAATATAAGATTTTGAGGACATTTGATACATGGGAACAAGCAGAGGTTGCCTTATCTTTGCCTATAATAACGAAACAATAGACTACGAAAAGATTGCGTTACTAAACGCCAAACTTATTCGTAAGCATCTTGGCGTTGATACTACTATCGTAACTGGCAACAAGGAAACACAAAACACCAGAGCGTTTCGTTACCATGACAATGAAATAGAAACTGTTGCGTGGCATAACACAGACCGTATGACGGCGTATGACCAATCGCCCTATGACGAAACAATCTTGCTGGATGCTGATTACCTTATCCTATCCGACAATCTAAACAACTTCTGGGGAAACCATAGTGATTTCCTATGCCCGAATACCGTATACGATGTAACGGGAACTAATAGTTTCCACAGCGACAAGAATATGTCCAAGACGAGTTTCCCCATGCGATGGGCAACCTGTATCTATTTTAGAAAGACACCATTTGCTAAATCTGTTTTTGATATGATGGAACAGATTAGGGACAACTACAGTTATTATTCAGCACTATTCGGTTTTCGTGCGGATACATACCGTAATGACTTTGCGTTGAGTATAGCCCTACAAATCCTATCTGGATATACCGACAGAAACAATCATTTCCATTTTCCACTTGCGTCAGTAAGCACTTACGAAACTATAAAAAGTGTTAGACAAGACGGGACTTTTGTGATACAATATAATCACGGTGAGTCTAAGGCT